GACGGTTATTTTTTAATTATTTGCGTTTATTTTTTGGTTGCAAAAATCAGTATTCATGCGGCTTTGAGTTATTTTTTCGCTCAAATACTGAATCATAAAAAAATAGGATGATTTTGGCTCCCCACCGATCGACCCCTCCTCCCAACTATCGATTTTTGCGGGATGTGAAAAATTCGTGTCAACTTTCGTGTCAACTTTGAATGGATTTAATATCACGCAAAATAATAACATAAAAAAAGAGCTCCTCCAAGCATATGCTTAGAGGAGTTTTTATTTCACTTGTTATTTAATTACAAAAAGACTCCGGGAAGCTCTCTTGCTTGCTCCCCGGAGTTCTTTTTTGGATGAACCAATCACAAAACCTGTTACTAATTATTAGTTTATCACTTTTCCGATCATAAAGCCATCTCTTCGGCCTTATTCATAATCTTTTTGATTTCCTGTCTCATTCGATCATCAGGAGCCTGATTCATAAGCTCTCTGAGATCTTCGACAATCTCCCCGGCATCCATCGAGTAATCATCTCTTAAATACCTTGAGTAGTTGTCGGCTGATGAATAGCGGCCTCTTGAGTCACGCTGCGCATTGGAGCCTCTTCCTCTGTTATCAAAGGAGCTTCCTCTGCCTCCTCTTCCATCATAGGAATTGCCTCTTCTTGAGTACATTTCGCCACGAAAAGAATCATAGCCTCTGCCTTCTCCGCTATATTCTTCCATCATCTCATCAGTCTTAAGAAGATTCTTCTTCAGGTGAGCAAGCTTGTCAGCGTACTCAATATCAGAAAAGGACAATTTTCCTGTGGCGGCCATCTGCTCGACTTTTTCGAGCTCATCACAAACATATTTAATAAGCTTATCCATTCTGTCCCCTCCTTTTTAGGCTATTCTGTCAACAACAAGATTTGCGTTCTGGACTAAGATTGCCGGAGCCGGATCTGCCGCTGTCGGTCCTTCAGATACATTTTCAACAGCAACGCTCAAGCAACATCCTTTAGGAACTGTGATGATCGCTGTTGAAGTAGCATTGAAGAAGTTTTCCGTTGTTGGCGGATCCGCTGCAACTGCTGCCGGAGTGACGATTGCTCTTGATGTCTGGATTGGCTCTCCATTGATTGAAAGAGCAATTGCAATCGGTCCGGCTGTTCCATCTGAAGGAACAGCAATATTGCCGTTAAAAGTGACCTGATAACGAGCAAAACAGCAGCTGTTATTGTTGACAATGCCTCTGAGAGTAAGAATGCCGCTCCCTTCTCGATGATAAACATATCCCTTATTACAAGGGATGGAGCCTTGCAATAAAACATTCTGATTCGGCTGAACTCGCTGAACCGGATTATTTACATACTCTGCCATAAGCGCCTCCTATCAGCCCATACCACATCCACATCCGCAACCATTGTTGTCACAAGAAAAGATAGGTGTGCGGCCATAGACAGGAGTTGTCGGAACAGGACAGCTATTAAGACGATTATAAAGCTGGTCAACTTCGTTGCTGAAGCCTTGCTGAATAAAGGCATTCTGAGCAACCTGAGACTCTCTAAGAGTCGCCATGTTGAGCTGATTCTGAAGCTCAGCGATTTTCTCATTCTTGGAATCAATCTTGTCATTGCAAAGCTGATCCAGGATTCTCTGAGTGTTGGCTGTCTGATTTGCAAGAAGATCTCTGATTCCATCAGAGAGCGCTGCTCTGTCAGCACAGTTCTCAGTTGCGACTGTGTACTTAAGATCAGCGATTCCGGCTCTGTTCTCACAACAGCAATTCTGGAGATTCATTGCAACGTCATTGAGTCCGGCTGTCACTGCTGTCTGAGCTCCAAAAGCCTGTTGCATGTTTGCGATCTGTCTCGCATTTGCTCCCTGTTCAACTCCGGCAAAGCCATTTGCAAGAGCCATCTGAACATCTGAGCAGCAATTGCAAAGCTGATTTGCAAGGCCTGTCACTCCGCTTCTGATCTCAGTGATGTTGTCATTTATCAACTGATCTCTGAAGCCGCTGTTGATCTGATTGCTCTGATTCATCCAAGGATAGAGTTCACCCGCTCCGCCTCCGAATCCGCCAAAGCCGCCGCCCCATCCATTATTGCCAAGAAGCAAGAAAAGAAGGAGAATCCACCAGCCATCTCCGCCGAAAGCGTTTCCGAATCCGCCTCCTGAAGCATAAGGCGCAGATGTAGGACCTACAAGCATCGTTGTGTCAACACCATTTGAATCTGTTAATCCCATTTCATGTCCTTTCTACCGCTAATTATTTGCGGTCAGTGATGCCTTTTTAAGGCATCAGTTAATAGTGACTATATGAAGAGCTTCGCTCTACATACCAAAAATTGACTTAAGCATATTTGCTTTTTGAACAGCTGCATTATATTGCTGTTGCGTAATCTGTCCGGAATTAAGCATCTGTTGAATCTTCTGCTGAGGATCTCCTTTGAAATTCTTCTTAAAGTCCTCAAATTGTTTCATCATGTTCTGATATGGATTCTTTGGACCAAACTGATTAAAAAGCTCATTCATAAGCCAAGACTCTCCTTTATCATGTCAATGTCTTTCTTAAGATTATCCTTGATTGTTTCAACCTCATCTTTTGTCGCAAATTCCGGAGAATCTCCCGGAATCTTCGGAGGAAGATTTGAGCTGTCCCTTATGGTATAGTCAAGGATCTTCATTGAGGGCATTCCTGAAGCATCGGCTGATTTTAAATAAATAACTTGCGCTTCGGAATCCCAAAGCGGAACAGTCGTATTTGCCGCCACAAGATAGCTCTTGGCTCCGGCTTCTCCCTGAACCCAAGTCAGATTTGACTGCTGAGCTTGCTGTTGCTGCATCTGCATTTGCATCTGTGATTGCGGATTATATGTCGGATATTGAGGAAACATCTGATTATATCCGACAGGAAAACCATTGTTAAATGCCATCGTTCATCTCCTTCCAGTAATAGAATATTGGCTCTTCGCCCGAGTCAAAAGTGTCAATATAATCGCCATCTATTGAAGCCACCACATGAGAATCAGCTCCAAGGACATAGACTCCTTTTGGATGATCTCTGCAAAAATCTTTCACTGTATAGCAATCCGGACAGCTATTCGGAATGATATATCTGTTAAATCCATGCTGGCGAAGAACTGAGCCATAAACCACATTTGAATGCATGACATTTCCCATCTGCTTGGCATTTTCAGCAACAAGGTCAAAAGCATCATCCCACGATATATCAAGAGCAACAGCAACAGCTCTGATGATGCAATCTTCGACTCTGTTGGCAACAGGATTTGCATTATATTTTATCCACATAACACCCTCTCAATCGGCAAAACTACTGAGTTCCATATATCAGCTTAAAGAAAAAGAGACACCCAGACAAGGATATCTGAGTGTCTCTTTAATGCCATTTTAGTGTTATTTTTTACGTCTCGATATGATCTATCAGGATCTTCATTCCTTTTATGGCAGCTCTTTTTGTCTGCCTGACAGATAAGCCGATTTCTTCGCTCACTTTTTCATAGCTTATACTGTCAAGAAGAATCCTCTTCAGGAGAAATCTGTCTCTTTCTGAGAAAACCCATGAATCAATAAGATCGCTCATTTCAAAGACAGATAGTCCTGAATTAATTAGTATCTTTCGATATTCCATTATTTAATTTTTCTTTCGTCTATAATATAAAAAGGATTCCCAGAAGAGTGCTTATTCTCTCAGGGAATCCTTTTCGGGGAATATAATTATGCCAAACAAAAAACTATCATATTAATTATACATCTTTTTAATCATATCATTCACTATTTTTTGAATAGCTGCATAATCATAGCCGGCTCTTGTCAGCATGTTTTTTCTTGACGGAACTGATTCCTTTGTCCCCCACTTTCCCTCAAGAACTTCCTGAGCGATCTCCTCATTTGTCTTCTTATAAGGAGCCTGTCCAATGAGATCAACAACTCCATCAAGATCAACATCAAGATCAACCGCTCCACTTATTCCCGGAACTGTTCCTTTTGAAGAATACTGCCATGCAACAGCATTTTTCATCGAAGGCTTAAGAGATGATTCCGGATTATATATGCCATCATCATTTTTCTTATATCTGGCAATCCAAAAGTCGAAATCTGTCTTCAGGCGATCCGGAATCACATGATCGAACCAATCTTTGTTGCAGTATATTCCAACATGATATCCGGCAGAGCGAAAAGCTTTCGAATAGATTTCTGTAAGCTTAAGGAGCTTATCTTTTCCGACTTTTCGAAGATGCTCGGATTCATAATCAAGCCATATTCCATATTCAAGAGATCTGTCGGAGAGATGGCCAAGAAGAGCCTTTGCATCAGCTTCAGGATTATTGATTGATGATCTTCCTATGAAGATATAGACTCCTCTTGATAAGCCGTAAATCCCGCATTTTCTATAATTATTTTCAAAGCACTCATCAATCCGATGGCTCTGGGCCTCATACATACATTTAAGGATTGCAAATTTTTTACCTGAAGAAGCCACCATCTTCCAATCAATATCCTTTTGATAATGGCTCACATCAATTCCGAAGGCTTCACTCATGATCATGCTCCTTTAAATAGCAAGTGATATCAATTATTAATCATCATCATCTTCATCATATCCATAAGGAACGTCATAGATATCATCAAGATCTGAGTCATCAATATCGACTCCCTTTGCATCAACCCAAGCCTCAGCAAAAGCATAGATTGCGGCTGATAGAATTCCACAGACTGAACCTGTGACGATGACCACCTTGTTATCGGATGCTATTCCGGAGATGCTTGTTGCTATGCTGGATAAAAAAGCGGCTGCGCAAATCCAAAACTTTCTGCTCATTAACTTATATTTCATTAAGCCTCCTTTTTCTCTTCAGGACAAAGCCCATCAATCCTCTTATGAGCTGATTTTGTTGATTCTTCGACAATGATAAGCCTCTCTTTTATCCTATCAACATCAGCTCTATTATCTTTAATATCAGATTTGACTTCCTTGACATTTTCATCAATAACATTGAGTTTGACCATGATCTCGGTCATCTGCCCGGCATCTTTTTTCATGTCAGCTTTTGAATTTCTTAATAGCGCAATGACTGAAACAAGGCAAGAAATTCCGGCAATAAATATTGAAGCATATGCCATGTTTGTCCTCCTTAAATCACCGGCTCAACAGGCGGCTGATTGTCGATTGTTCTCTCAAGATTTTCGATAACAACACCATATTCGTTGATGACCATATAGTGAGCAAGTGTTATCGAATCAAGCTTCAGGCCATAAGAGACTTCATCGTGAAATTTGATCTCAGCTGCTCTCAAAGTGTCATATCCAAGCATTTCTGAAGCAAGCTGATTTCCTGTTCTTACATTTGAAACAAATAAATATTTTCCATCGTATTCAGGCATTTTAATTTCCTCCTTTTAGATTTGAGTTTGTTTTTTAGTTTCTTGTAGAAAATAAAAATGAAGTAAACTCTCAAAAGCAGAAAAGTTTACTTCATTTCGTGTTTTGGTGTATTTCCCTTAGTTCGCAAAATAGCAAAATAGACCTTGATATAGCGTCAGCTCAAGCAACTGATTCTGGATGGGGATTCAATATCTCAGTAAACGTAATTCAAAAATCTGGGAAAACTGTTTGCGTTCAGTTTGCGTGTACAAGACCAAATGGACAAGACATGATTCCAAATGCTTATTCCATATGCAATATACCAAGTGGTTTCCGCCCATATTTTACAATCGGTTATTATTTAGGCTTCTTATATAAGTCGGGAGACCCTAACCAGCGTAAAGCAGTTACTTTCGAGGTAAGGCAGGACGGATATGTTAAAGTGGGTTATGGAATAAGTACAACAGGATATGACTCTATGTTATTGGCTTGTACGTATTTTACTAGCTAAGATATTTCAGCTAGTTGCACGTAGCACCAGCGTTACTGTTTATACCTACTTTTGGTATATCAGCTATATAAACCGTTAAGCCCCTAATACATATACAGCAAAGTTTCCACTCGTCCAAGGTGTGCCATCACTTTTAACAAATCTTACATACCAAATGCCATATTGGTTATAAAGCAGTGAAGGAATGGTATTTGCTGTATTTGTGACAGCGGAATAAATAATAGAGCAACCGTTTTCACTAGCAGGGATTGCGATATAACCATTAGCATTACACGCACCTATAAACGAAAATGCCGTAAGGTTGCCGATTTTAGTTTTGAAATTGCTAATTTGCGTAGTAATATTATCCGCAGCCTTGCAATTTCCTCCAATAGTTATTGCAGCATTTTTTGAAATAGCCGCCGTAACAACATATAAAGTGTTGTTATAAATAAATTGTTCGCCAACAACATAAGCCTTTGAAGCCGTGAGATTTGCCTGTCTTGTCGCAATGACAGTCTGATTCAATTTATTACCGTTAATTGTGTTAATACTGTTTAGATTCGCATTGATACTGCTTAGATTCGTCTCGATCTGCTTCTCAACATCATCACTTATCGCAACATTTGTTCCAACAGCAATTGTTTGTCCGGCTGTGATGGCTGCTGTTACTTTATAAAGAATGTTATTAAGCATCAGATGCCTTCCGACAACATAATTCTGGCTTGCAACGTTTGTCTTTTCTACCGGAGCAATTATCACCTCCTTTAAAAATTCATAATGAATAAATGGAGCCACGTAAACAAGATTTGATATTGTTGATGTGCTTATCTGAAAAGTCGCAAGATCTATCTCATAAATTCCATCCGTAATGTTGACATTTGACTGCTGAACAGGCGGAGTCAAAGTTGAAGCTCTCTCAACTTCCAAAGTAATAGGCTCATCAACATTTGAGAGATCCATATGAATATATAAGCGGCCGTTTAAAGTTCCTGAAGAAGTAAGCTGAACAGGAACATCCGTCTCCTCAATCGTGAATTTTCTTCCGCACAAAGCTCCATGTCCGGCTGTCACATGCAATGTATTTGCATTTTTGATCGTAACATTGCCGCCGTAGATCATACCGCTTCCGGGGAGTGCGTTCTCATAAACAAGAGCATCATCCTGAGGTGTTACTGTTGAATTGTAAAAGGTGACTAAATTGATACCCATTAAATGCCTCCTCCTTTTAAAATCTTTGTGAGATCAAGCCTTATATTGCCGAATATAAGCTTTGTTGTTGAACCCCTCTCGATTCCTGTGAGAATCGAGCCGTAAGATGTTCCATTCGTGATAATATTGACCATCTGGCCGATTGCAATCTTTTTCGGTGAAACAAGCTCATCATCATTCTGGACTGTAAGCTCAATAAGGTTATTGATTGAATCCGTATCAAATTGCTTATCAGCAGCTTCTTTTGCAGCGCTTGCAAAAGTTCCGCCTTCAACAGCCGCAACGCTTGTCATTCCGTAAATTACCGGAATAATTCTATTCGTGTTGCTAGTATCATAAGAGCCATCTGGATGCTTGTAATAAATGATGTTAGTAACAAGATCAGTCTGATCATATATCACAAGCTTATTGATATCCTGAGTTGTCTCATTTAATACGATTGACTTTTCAACTACATTCGGAAGATCTGCTTCAATGTAAAAAGTTGAATAATCCATAACTCCGACCTTAACAGTGATCGTTTTTGCTTGAAAATCAGGCTCTGCAAATAATCCAACTTGATACTTCGTGAGCGCTCTCTTAATTATTGAGCTCATGAAATTAATAATTGCTTTTGACAATCCTTGCTGATCGGATGTGATATGGAATCCCCAGCCGAATGTCGCTGAAATGATCTCGACTTGAAGGCCAAATATATTCTCAGCCAAGTCGCTGTTGCTTATCCAGTAAGCTGTGATTATATCAGCCATTGCTTGCTCCAAGCTAATAGGTGAGCCTTGAAGAGTCGTATCAAAAAGAATCGGTGCATCGAATAGCGTGATAAAAGGCTTAAATCTTATTTCTGAAAATCCCTGAACCGCTTCATTGACCTGAATGGCTGTTATGTAACCAAAAAATTCATCTGTATCATTAAATATTCTTATATAATCGCCCTTATTAACATTCTCATCAAAAGCAATCAATACGCTATTTTCTCCCGGTGAAAGATAATCGAAATCATATCCGATTGAGCCGGAATTGTAATGCTGGATAAGAACGAAATAAGGATCAAATATCTCGACATTAAATGGTTGCATATTCGATCTGAGCCTCCACTCCGACATTTAAGACATTGCTCTCATCAGCCGTGAATGTGACTGTATTTCGGCCATGTCCGAATCTTACAAATCGATAAGTTGAAAAATCTGATTGCTGATACATATCAGAGACAAGCTGTCCAAGCGCATCAATTTGTATAATCTTATATGGAATTGTTGTTGTATCAATAATAAGTCTGTTATCAGTGCCAATAATTCCATTTACTTTTCCGGTTGTTACAAGCTCATCATTAAGATAATGTCTCCAAGCCGGATTAATAGCCGGCCCGATAATAACAAGCTTAACAGGAGAGCTCTGATAAGAATCAGATTCTATCGTGATGGTATTTTTTCCGCCTTTTAAATACTGATAATCATAAGAATAGTTATAAACTTTTCCTCCTGACTCAGTTCCCGGATTATATTCAACAACTTCTTTATACCAAGGAGTCAGTGCTGTGAACTCGATCTCAATCTGAAGTTCATTTCCATCACCATCACCACGCTTGATTTCCGTGATGATTCCTTTTCTTGAATAAGTTCCATAGTTATTGTTATAATCCATGATAATAGGCTGATTCTGGCAAAACTGAGCAAAATTGAAATATTGAAGCTCTGCTTCTGGCTGCCAGAACTTAATTGTTCCGGAAACTTTTCCCTGTGCAATATGGCTATCCAGAAGAGCATATCTGTCAACTATTCTCTGAAATTCCGCGTTTTGTTTAAAGCCAAGTCCATCAACCGCATAGAAAAAGAGATAATCTTTCGATGTTAAATTGTACCGATTTCCATCATTATCATATAATCTGAAGGTCCTCATTGTACTCCCCATCCTAACTGTCTATTTATTCCATTAAAAAGCTGGTTGATATTAACTCCTTCTTTTTCCGCAATCTCAGGAAGATAAGCTCTAAGGAGAGTCAAAAGCTCATCCAGCTTATCAGTATCTTCAGAAGGAGCGCTAAAATCATACTTTGCTGAAGCATTGATTCCTGAGAAAGAATCTTTATTAAGATCGGAGATTGCATCATTGACAAGCGACTTATTTTTTACGATACCTTCAGCGATTCCGGCATCGTACATGTTACCGATATATATTCCCTTTTTAGCCGGAGAATCAATTCCAAGAAAATCCTTTGCTGCTTCAAAAGCTTTCTTTGCGGCATCCCTTGCCGCATCTGCAATCATACCCGCTGCATTTTTTAATCCTTCAGCGATTCCCTTGATCAAGTTCTTTCCAATTGAAGGCCAATCATAATTGCCAAATCCATTCACAATTGCGCTTATCAGCTGAGGAATTGCAGCTATAATCTGCGGAATTGCCTGAATAAGTCCAGACACCAGCTTTCCGACAATGGTGATTCCTTGAGCGAGTATAGTCGGAAGATTCTGGCCTATGGTTGCCACAAAAGTCGTGACTATTTTGACAACAGACTGAATTATTGAAGGCAAATTCCTTATAATTCCATCAACTAGGCTTAAAACTAATTTTGTACCAGAAGAAAGAACCGAAGGAAGGAGACTTAAAATCGTTGTTGTCATCTTAGTGACAATTGTTCCAGCAGTTGTCACGATAGAAGGCAAACTCTTTAAAAGTCCTTCCACTATCTTAAGTAAGAGCTCAACTCCCTTACTTAAAAGTTGCGGAAATCCATTTGTAAGATTGCTCAAAAAAGTATCAATAACAGTCGTATCTCCGGCAAAGATTGAGCCTGTTGCAGAATCTATCGAACCACTTAGAGCATCAATTAACTGAATAGCGGCTCCCATCCAGTCAAAAGTTAATAATCCCTCTCCGAGACTTGTTGCCATCTTAATCGCTGAATCAAAAAAGGCAGGAGCTGAACTTGCAATCATATCAACCGCTCCACCCACAAGATTCGGAATCTGCGAAAGAATATTCGTGATCATTGGAAAAAGATTATTAAATGCAAATGTTTGGACAGTCTGTCCGAGCGTTTCAAGAGATGGTCCTAAATCCTGTCCAAGCGCAAGATTTGCCATCAGGTTCTCTGCTGCCGCTTTCATAGCTCCAAAGGATCCTGTGAAAGTAGTTGATGCTTCCTGAGCCGCAACTCCGGTAAGTCCTAAATCTTGCTGAATCACATGAATAGCATCGTATACGTCTCCAAGGTTATCAATATTATATTCAACTCCGGAAAGCTTTGATGCATCAGCAAGGAGCCTTTGCATCTCAGTTTTTGTGCCTCCATATCCGAGCTTAAGATTATCAAGAAGCTGATACTGGCCTTTTGCAAAACCCTGATAAGCTGTCTGAATGTTCTCAATAGGTGTTCCCATCTTAGCGGCATTATCGGCCATGTCCATGATGGCTGTGTTGGCTGCTTCTGCTGCCTTTGCGGTATCTCCACCAAAAGCACTCTTAAGAGCTGCACCGAAAGAGACTGCTTGCTCCGCATAATTGTTGGCTGATATTCCAGCAGCAGCGGCTTCAACAGCATATTTCTTTGCAGCCCCAGCTGCATCCTCATAGAGAGTATCAAGACCACCAAAAGACTGCTGAAGATTTCCTCCGGCTTCAAGAGCTGATTTTAATGCTGTGCCGATTCCGGCGGCGGCAATTGCTCCCTTGATCGCTCCTATAATTTTAAGTCCGGCAGATTGTCCGGCGCTTCCGGCTTCACCTCCGAGCTCTTTTGAAATTGCGCCGCTAATTCCTTTGGCTGATGGGACTATTTGAACAAAAGCTTTACCTAATTCCGTTGCCATTTAAGCGCCTCCATTCTTTATCAAAATCAGCTCCGGAATTAAATTCCCTTGCTTTTTCCTTTGTTTCTTTCTTTTTTGATAACAGCTCAACAAAAGAAGGCGGCTTGTTTATGCCTTTTTTAGCATCCTTTGTTTTCGCATAAATATTGATGGCCGTATTATCAACAATATGAGCTAAGAGCAGCATTTCAATGTCCACTCTTAGCCCATACAATTTAAGCTTTATTCTTGAATTATCCCGAAGGCCTTTCGCTAAAGTTGCGATATACTCCGGCGGAAATTCATAGATATTATAAATATGATAGTATTCAGCAAAATCGCAGATAAGTGCATCCTCATCAAGTGCCATCAGGCTTGAGAGGTCTGAGATTTTTTTGTTTCTTCACCCATAAGAACAACGATTTCTTTAAACTCTGACATCATAAGCTCTATGTCTGCAATCCCATCTTCATCGGACACATGCTCCAAGAGCTTTTGTTCTCCTTCTTTTCCAAGCAAAAGAGGAAGCGCAGCCGTGACACCCTTAAGAGCTCTTGACTCATCTCCGGAATCCCAGTCCGCCATTGCTTTAATAAAGCGCCAATCTTTTGCTTTTTTCTCATTAACATTACATACGAATCCGCTCATTGTATGTATTTCCATTTAAACCTCCATTTTAAGCCGATGGTGCTGCGGCTGCGATCATGTACTCATAGTGAGTGTTGCCTTCAGAATCAGGAATACAATTAACTGTCGTATCATAGCCAACAGCATCCTCATCGCTATATGTGAGATCTCCGATCTCCGACAGCGATGCTGTCGGAATAACAATCCTCTTTAACGTATTACCTGACAGAATCATATCGATTACGATTGAGACCTGATCGACATCCTTATTGTTCGCAGTAATAACGATTCCGGTCTCAAGATCTCCGGAAACGTTAGCCATTCCGTAAACAAACTTAAGAACATCGACATTTTTGATCTCTATTAGCTCAAAGTTGAATGTATCTTCCTTTGAGCTCTGGATGACAAGAACTGTATCTCCGCCCCATGCCTTGATGTTGTTAGTCTCAAGATTCGTGCTGTTTGTCAGCCCAGCATCTGAACAATAACCAAGATTTTTAAAAGCAGAATCAAGCTCTTCAGTTGGTGATGTGGGAAGAGGTGTTCCCTTAGGAGCCACATTAATTGCTCCAGTAATCTTAGGCTTTCCAGCACTTACATTGCTTGCATTGCTCATTTTGACCTCCTTAATAATGAACTATGTCAAAAACAGCCTGATATCTATATTTTTTTGATGTAGTATCAGTAAAATTGTAATCACCATCAAGCTCGATGCTCACAATCTCTGAGAGCTCAATTGCATGATATTCCATTGCGAATTTAAGCTTTTCATTGAGAACTGAAGCATCATATAAACTCTCACCATAGCTCTGGATCGTAAGAGTGGATCTCTTGATGTGATTTGTCATTGAGCCTCCTGTCTTCTCAATCAGATAAAAGCTTGAAGGAATATCCTTCTTCGGAATCTGTAAAAGAACAGGAGCGCTCATTCTTTCATTTAAAAAATTTCTTACATACTCTTCAATGATCATCCTTTAACCGCCTTAAGAATTGAATTATTCTTGAGATTGTCTCTTCTTGCTGCAAAAGTCTCAGCTCTGACCTCAGCATTGACTCTGTTACGTCCTGAGTGAGAACTGACTTCATATCCGGGGCCGAGTCTTCCAAGAGCGCTGTTCGCATAATTAAGACATATGCTTTGCATCTCAGAAGATTTAAGAAGCTCTCTGACTCCGCTTCTATTTAATTGAAATTTCACTTTAGCCATATTTCTCACACCTGACTTTCATGTGCCAAGGAAGCTGATGCGGGATGTTTGCTTCAATCCCTGTGATGGGGAATCCAAAAGTCTGGACTGTGTGAGTAACACCATAGGAATCAGTCCATGAGACTTTTTTATTTGTCCAATCGTGTGTGTCTCCTTTTGGGATTCCTAGCATATATTGAATCGTTTTCCCAAAAAGCTGAGTTGATGAGACTATATCATCAGATGTCGGCTCACCGACAAGAACATTCTCAACCTCAACAGGAACCTCCTCAAATATAGGATCGCCAAAATTATCCTCTCCGATCTGGACTTCATCATATAGAATTACACTGATTCCTGATATCCTTGCCATATGAATTCACTTCCCATCTTCTGCTTCAATAATCCAAGCTTCTTAAGATCATTGTTGAGTATCGAATTTGCTATACCGCCGCCGGCAACAGCAAAGGTTCCTGACCACGAATATCCAAGAGCAGACTGTGATTCCTGACTCATTGCATCTCCTTCAGTATTCTGTCTAAGGATCCTGAAGGTAACATCACAAGTCACGATTTTCACAACGCTCTCATAAGCTGAATCAATCTTGATCCGGGCATCAATGTCTTTTCCGTAATTTCTTCCGAGCACTCTGATCTCATCTGAAACAAGTGGGAGAAGTGCATCAGCTCTTTCTTGTTCTGCTGCCGAGAGCGGCCTATATAATCTCTGGATATCTTCAACTGTTGCAAATGGCTTATTCATATCTTTCCCTTCTTCTGCGCTGAGTCTGTCTTTTTGGCTGTTCAACAGGAATCTCCTCTTTTATCGGCTCCTGTTTTGGAGGCTCCTTTTTTGGAGCCTCCTTTGCCTTTTTCTCATCTTCAACAAGAACAAAGTTCGGTGAGATGATTTTTGAATTAACGATAATCTCAGCGCCAGTCTTTACATTTCTGTATATCAAAGCGCCCTCCTTACTTATCAAGCAGATGCGTTTGTCTTTACGATAGCAAATGCAGCGGGATCAATAATTCCCCATCCGACATATGCTTCTCCTCTGAGATAGATTTGGTTATGTCCCTTAAGATCTCCAAGATCTGAGTTGTCAGGATTACCAAATTCAATGACCTCAAGAGGAATCTGCTTTGAGAAGCCCCATTTAAACATATCAGCGAAATTTCCGACAATAGCTCTGTCTGCGCCTGATGCGAAGGAAACTGTGCTGTTAGTATCAACAGGAAGTCCATTGATATTTCCGACAGCTGCGCCCCATCCAAGCTCAGGGAACATGGGTTCATTAGATGTCGAACCTTTCTTGAGCTGAGCAAGAGCGTTCTTCATTGCCGGAGCCATTGCAAGTCCTGTCACATCATACTCAGCCGCTTCAATAAGAGCGATTGCATCTGTGATGTTGGCATCAGGAGTTGAGCTATTGAATACTACTGTATTAGTTACAAGATCATCGAAGTTTTTATTGCTAAGAACAGAAGCAGTAAGGCCTGTTCTTGGATTAATTCCATGGAAGGCCATGATATCGATTCCTCTTGCAACTTTCTTTGCGAATCCGTCAGCAAATGCAGTCAGATACTGAAGTCTGATTTCATCAGCTCCATATCTGAATTCATCTGAGACTCTCATTCCATACTCAACCTTAACAGGAATCATCTGGATTGATGCAACAGTTCCGCCGCCGTTTGACTTGGCTGCGTTCTCGCCTACAAGGTCAACCTCTTTATCAAGTGAGAAAGTGAAAACTGTCTCGCCATTAAAAGGGATAGGCTCAGCTCCAGAGAGAACTGCAAGAGATGATTTTCCTTTTACTTTTGAAAAAAGTTCGTTTGTGACTACTGGTGGCAAAAGATTGCCTCTTGTTAAAATATCGCCCATAATATCCTCCTTTATTGATTTGCAAATTGCGCATTGATGCTTGCTAATACCTCAGCCATTCCAGCATCATATGAATTGCCAGACTTGGCCGCCTGTGTTCCTGTGTAGAGTGGCGGAGCTCCATGTCCTTGCGGCTTTAATATGCCGGATAACTTTTCAGCATCAGCCTTAAGCTCCTCTTCCGTACTGCCTATGAGTCTATCTGAGAGCTCAATTGGAAGCTTATTCTCATATGCCACTTTGTTCTTCAAGAGCTTGTTCTCAGCAGTTTCTGCTCTCTGCGTGAGATTTGAGACAGTTTCATCAAAAGTCGAGAGTTTTTTATTTGCTTCCTCAACAAGCTTATTTGCATCCTCAAGCTGCTTATCATAGTCGGCTTTCAGCGCCGTCACATCATCAGGAGATAAATAATCCTTGTATTTATCAGCAAGCTCTCTGTCCTTTTGTTTGAGCCTTGACTGAATTGCTTTGTCAAAATCTTCCTGTGTCTCAATTATTTTGAAATCGCTCATTGTGTGAAATCCTCCTCTTTTACCGTTGAGTAACGTGATTTTTTTGTATTAAAAAAGGACTATTTAAAGTCCTTTTTAATAGCTGATAGATTGTTTAGGTCTTTCTTCTTTGGTTGTGGCGCACAACCAAAAAGCCAAGATCATACTGTCCATTATTGAAATATCATAAGTATCAACAAGAGAGCTATATCCAAAGCCTCCCTGAGATCCGATAAGTCTTTTTTTGCAATTAGTAACAACATCCTTAAGACTCTCCTGTCCCATATGGACTATATCTTTAGAAAAGACCGCTTGCTCAAACATTGCATTTGCTGAAATGATTTCTCCGACCTTTGGAAGAATCGGCGGCTTTTTGATTCCGTGTTCCTTCATCTGATCAGCGAGAAGCTTCTGGCCGCTTGCTCCGTCAATAGCTATTTTTGAGATTTTTGGATTATATAAATATTCAAATATCCAGCCGTTTCCGGCTCTTATCGACTCACAAGCAATTGATTCAACAAATATATGTCCGTCCTTAGTTCTTGAAGCAATGCTCATTGCTACATTAACACCATCTTTTCCATATTTGATTCCGATATAGCGCTTCTCTTTAAGCTCAGGAAACTTTGACAGCTTGAGCTCATCCCAGTCTCCTTCGGAAAATTCTGACTTTTGATTAAACGTACACCAAAAGCCAAGCCTCTGGATGTTAAAGTCGAGAACAAACTCATCTGTATCTCCTGAGATCTCATTTCGGATATTTCTCTCCTTCAGGAGCCTTCCGAATGATGGATTGTATCTTTTCCAGAGCTTTGGATCATTAAGCTCATCAATTCCGATCATCTCCGGAGTTGACCATTCAGCCCATCCTGTATCAGGAGCCTTTTTATTAAGAACCGCATTTCTTATTCTTACAAATACATCTCCGCCTGATATGACAGTCGGCGGAGTTCCGACCATGATAGTCTGTGGATTCTTGCTTGCTGATACTGTATATAGAAGAGCTGACTCTTGCTTTGAAGTGTATTCCTGAGCCTCATCGATAATAAGAAGGTCAAATCCTTCTCCAAGACCTCCGTTATTCGTTCTGGTCCTGAAATCAATAACACCGCCCCCGGAAATCTCTATATGCTCAAGGCCATACTGCTTTGAAGCATAAAAGCTCCGCTCAGGCATATTCTTCTTCTTTTTCGAATGTTCCTGATATCCGGCTTTGATAAGAAGATTATAAAGCCTGTTGAAAGCATCATGAGATGTCGTTGTTCGATGAGCAGTATGACATATCTTCTCTTTAAGAACGATAAGACCGAACATCTCTCTTGCGGCAAGGACTTCTCCTTTTCCATTTCGCCTAGACAATCCAATGCAATAATTCATATGTCTCCATTGACCTTTGTTGTCAATGGCCATGATTGCCCGAATCTGTCTCTGCTGCCATGTCATAAGGCTCTGACCTGTCAAAGAGTAGAGCCTGACCGCTTTTGCGCCAAATGATTTAGTTTTTTTGGTAAGCACTACATTGGTATAAGAGGGATTTTGATTATCGTCCCTCATCTTACCTCCTTAGTGCTCTTTGCCTCTCTTTTATTTTTTCGACTTCCTTAAGAACCTCAGCCGGATTTTTATTTCTTGTGATTATTCCGGCGCTCCGCCTTGAATAGCCTGTTTCTTTTTGGAAGTCAGATATCACTTCATCACGAAAAAGCTGCGCCGCTTGTTCGATGCGCTCCGCCGCTGATATAGTGCTTTTTTGTCCGATGGTTTTCCTTCTGTCAATCTCTTCAGGTGAGCTTTCCCATTGGCTTTTGCTCCAAACATTTTGAGACTTTTTTCCTGTTTGATAGGTGACTGTGCATCTGCAATACTGATGCCGCCTATATATATCATCAGGAGCCGAGCCATATTCATATGTTCCGGCAAGAGAATCACACCAAGGACAGCAATTTGCCTCTGCAATCCTTGTTATGGTTGCCTTAAGTCCCGCCTCAGTTCTGAACTTTGCATTTGAATCAATAAAGTCATCAAAAAAAGCCTCAGAGTTGTTGATAATGGGCTCTCCTAGCCATATAAGAGCATCTTCAAGAGATATTCCTTCAGTTGTCATTTTATCAATAAGTCCCTTGATCCTACTTTCTGGAAATTCCGCTTTGACGCTCTTAAGTCCGATGCCAAGCCCCGAATCAATAATGCTCTGAATCTGCTCAGCCGCTTCATTTGTTAGCTCATAATTATTCCGAAGCGCCGGAGTGACTGTTCTTTTGGCTATGTTGTAATATAGCCGTCCATCCGGGAGATTTTCTTCATTCAGATTGCTTATCAAAGCTTTGGAGAGACTTTCTCCAAGCCTCTCCGCATAATCATGGCCATCAACAAATGTCGCTGTCCCATCTCTTATCCTTTTGCTTATCTGAGCAATCCGTCTGTCCCTCATCATGTTCGATTGAAAAGATGTCTGTATCTTTTCATTAAGAACCGGAACAACATCAGCTGCCATAATTCACCGCCTTCCCTCGCCATTTTAAGGCATGATAAAAGAGAGCTGGCGGACAACTCTCTCAGCGTTTGCAACCACTGTCATGCCACGAAAAAGAGCTATGCTCTTATCGCCATTTTTCTGAAAATGAATCAGCAAAAGCTTTCATTGCAATAGCAGCTTCTGCCTTTTCATTTTTTACAATTGAGCCTTCAGGAATTCCTTCCCATATGTCCGCATCGACTTGATAAAAGATTTGACCATCCTTTTCCGATGCGTTTCTTATTGTTGCCGGGATAAGAACTGCATCCCCTGTGCTGAATTTTGTTTCCATAAGCCTCCTATCTTAAATTCCTGTCATCTCAAGAATCTTGTCTTCTGTAAGATAATCAGGATAAGATGTATTAATTTTCTGTATAGCATCACCTATGCCGCCAAGCATCGAAACATCAGCCTGAAAAGGTGGAAGCCATATCGGTGTTGTTATCGTGATCTGCTGCCTTGTGTAAGCATAATCATCTCTTATGCAAGCAGCCAAATATCCGGCATTAAGTATTCCGACATTAAATGATTTATGAGCAGCCTTTGCTGTGAGTCTCAAATTCTCATGGCTTGCCTTGATCGCATCATAGCTTGAAGGATTGCTCTGAGGGAATCCAAGATCATCAAGCGTAAGTCCGACTTCCCCAGCAAATAATGCAGCGAACATCTTAAGCTGGTCAACATGAGGAGTCATGCTCTGCTGAGCAAATTGTCCGAGCTTGACATGATCTTGACCATCTTCATTGAGCGTAAATCTCATCATGGCTGACATAGCTGCTGACCATTTATTTAAGGCTTCAGCTTCAGGATCAACTCCAGTCATCCATTTCTGAGGAAAAGAAAAGAACTCCGCCGATATCTCTGATCTTTTAATCGTTCTAAGAGCTGAGCCAACTATCGACATACAAGCTCTTGATATTCTTGAATGACCAAAAGGTCTCTTTGCATCCGGCTTGAAGATAAGCGGAACAAGCATTGGCTCTTTTACTTTGTAGATTCTCGAATCAATAAGCTTCCCATTTTCATAGAAATAAGTTCCTTCATGCGTGAAATATGCTTCCTTAACTGGCTGAAGACCTTTATTTCTTTCAAGAACTGCATATCCTTCATTGAGAAGTCCGGTTGTTGGATTTAAGATTCCGGTCGCATCATCAGCATTGATAATCTGCAATCTTGGAAATCCTGACTCATCTTCTGAAATATAAATAAAAGAACAAGCACTGATAAGAGCTCCAAGGATTCCTGATGGAAATAGGACATCCTTGTTATTCGCTGCATAAATAGATTCAAGGTCAAAAGCGTCATTTCTGAAGCCATAAAAATCAAGTCTATCAGCCAGCGCATCAACTCCCTTAGCACACCAACCAACGCAGCTATTCCAGAATTTTAATTCTGGCGGAGATGAGATCCCAAAGTCAAATGTTGAGTTCTTCATCTCGTAAAAGAGATATCTGGTCCCTATCCTTATTCTTTTTTTAGTTAGTAAGTTCTTCAGGAACTCAATTCCAACATATTCCATAGGATCACCTTTTAATTGATAAATTTATCACAGCCCCCGCCGATTTTCAGCGAGATATATGTTTAGTGGTC